CACATTAAGACTTGTCATCTTGATCACACCCTTTCGATGAATCAGAAGTAACCTCCTCCTCAAAGATACCCAGTACGTCACTAAACTGCATCAACCGACAATTGTTATCCTTAATCTTCATCTCCACGCCGGCGCCCCGCTTGAACAAGATCAAGTCCCCTGCAGAGCAAGGGGCGTCTATGGCAAACTTCTCGCTGATGCGCACCGGATCACCCGTTCTCACTACCCGTCCCGTGTTCGGTTCCTCATCCACTTTAAGAATGATGCCCGATTGGGTTTGTTCCTGCTTATCCGGCAAGACGAGCAAATAACCGCGTGTGGGGGCCAGGTCATACTTGTAAGCGCCAAACTTCTTCAGCTTGTCCAGGGGATCAGAGGGATTAGCCACTACCTTCTTGGCCCATTGGGGCTTCAGCTTGGCCAGGTGTTCTTTGCGGGAGGTCTCCCACCGGCGGGCTTTGGCGTCAACTTTCATCTGGTGGTTTCGTTCGGCTTCAAACTTCTCGGAGGCTTTAAGGGAGGTTTCGCGGTCTTCAGACTTCAAATCCGCTTCGTACTTCTTCCACTCGGGGGTGTATTTGAGGTTGGGCATGACTACCAAAACTATATCATGTCGGTGCAACCACTAAAAAGCCCCAGGCATACACCCAGGGCTAATTAGTCAATCGCTTTTAAGCAGTCGATGAAACCATAGTCATCATGTTGATGTAAAACTCGGAATTCAACGATGCTGCCCCAAAGGTTGTCTTCCAACCAGCGGTAGCGATCTTGTCGGTCGGGTCTCCTGTACCGGCTGACCCAAAGCCCTTGACGTAAGTCCTCAAGCCTTGAAGTTCAGTGATACCGAAGGCGTCCCGTCCAAAGAAAGAAGCGACGTAGTAAGTTGCTGACGCTGCATACGCAGTGTTAGCGGCTACGGTCGCGGCGTTAGTCGAGACCAAATAGCGAACACCCATTAGCTTGCCTGCTTCCGCATTGAGCAGCCTTTGAGAGTCTGCATACTTCATCGCATCAATCCAGCCACCAGTTGTAGTATCCCCCTGCAGATCATAAAGCTGATCCGGGTGGATAACCGCAACGTAGTATCCATCGGCCTGGGTCGGAGCGTTGTAGCTCAACAACCGGCGGACTGCCCTTCTCTGGGTTCCAATCAACAAATAGTTGCTGGAGCTGTTTGTCACTGAAGAGTAGTGAGCCGCTGCTTGAGCGTTCATCGCTGTACCGGAGTTGTAGACCTGTGTCTTGACTAAGGAGTCAATGGAGATACCGGCGTTGTAAGCCAGTCTCTCTATGGCTGCCTTCATCACATCTCCGAATGAGGAATAAGCCAGGATATCAGAGATGGCGACAGCATTGTCATACTGCGCGGTCGTACCGGTTACAGAAGTAGCCGTTAAGGTTACTGCCGTGGTAGGCACACCTTCCCCAGTACCCGAAGTGATCTCGGTTAGGTTAGCAAACCGTGTCCACTGGACTTGGCCGCTGCCATAACCTCCCTCACCCTTACCGATCTTTCTATTCAACTGACCCAACTGCTTGTGGACCATGTTCTCCTCCGCAATGCGAAGGAAGAGCTTATCGTAATACTTCGTGATAAGCGCACCACCACCAGCAGTCGTCAAAGTTGACGCTGTTTCGATTGCCATTTGTAATCACCCCCTCTCAAAGGCTACTCTGGCCATTGGCCGTGTTCCTTCAGGTAAGCCTCCATGTCCCGATCCGACATACTGTCGAGATCAGGCTTGGCCGCTTCCCGTGAGACAACACGGTTGGTCATGCCCTGGTCGGATTGGAGGGACTTCACCATCCGTGCCTCTGCTTTCACCGAAGCCGACTGTTTGGCGAGCTTCTCCATCCGGGTTAACGCCTTTCGGGCCGCTTCCAAGCGTGTTACGCCTGGATTGGCCTTCCAGATATCGTATCCCATCTGGTCAAGCTCCTCCGAGTAGTCGGTGCTCTCCGGATTAAACTGTGGCAATGTTGCCCGTAGCACCTCGACCTCCAAGGCGTCTGCCTTGTCGATCTGCGGTTTAACGGTCGGCAGCTCATTGGGCGCTTGCGCCTGCGGAGCTTTGGCTATTGCCTCAAGCTCGCGCTCTCTTTGTTTGAGCTTGCCGTAGACCTCTTTAAACCGGGTCTCCGGGACATACCTCTTTCCTGCTTCATCCTCCACGAGATTTGGAGTTTCGTCCTCGGCGGCTTGGGTAGCCGGCTCGGCCTCACTCCGCGGCTTCTCTGCCGGGGTGGTCTCATCCGCAGTCGTTTCTTCAGGAGCGGTTGGGTTCTCCTCGGTAGTCTCTGACTCTCCGATCATCTCCCCGTTCTCATCAGTTACCTGATGGTTCAGGGCGGCAACCAATTCGTTGGGATCGTCCATGATCCTCCTTTCGCAGGGTTTAAGCTAACCCAGAACTCCCATAGCTAATAAGCACGGTTACGCCGTGAGCGAGACTTGAGCAGTCTCGAAGGCTATCCCTCGACACTCCTCAAATCAACAATCTTGCCCTCCCATATTCTTAAGTAGCCTGGCAGCCTCCCTCCCCAGCCGCAGAATCGGCAGGAGAAAGTGCCATCCCGATTGTCAATGTACCCCTGGTGAGTGGTCCAGTTGTCTTTCGTGTGCGTCTCGCAAATCGGCAACCTCACCGCTGGGTGCTTCTGTTTCTCGGCACCCTCCCAATACTCGTCATCACTTGGTGGCAGATCGGGTAGCTTTTTGTTCATTGCGATACTTTTCAAGTTGCTGCAAGTCCGAGTCAATCAGCCCGAACAGCTTGGCCAGCCCTTTCAGCTCCTGCCGGTGGTTCTCATAGCTGGCAACCGGCTCGTCTTTGGTCAACAGGTCGTTGATAAATGCTTTGATTAGGTTCTGGTAGTACGCCTTCACATACTCCCAGCCCTCGGTGCGGGCCATCTCCTCAAAAGCGGTAGCCCGCTTCAATAGCTCATCGAACGCCTGCTGGCGGGTTTTGTCCATATAGTTCGTTGCTAATCATATTAAGCGGTTGGTTGGCCTCGGCCATCTGTTGAGACTGGCCCACCATCTGTTGCAGTTGATCCGGCCCCAAAGGTTGTGAGGGACCGGGTTGACCTGGCATTGCCGGCGCCTGTGGTGCGTCCGCCAACACTTCTTTCCCGTCCATTCCTATCTCCAGTTTCTCAAACACCTTGTTCGTCAGCTTCTCGTAGTCGAGCATCTTGCCCTGGGCGGTCAAGCCTTGCGTCCAAGCGGGGTTGGACACCCTATCCAAGGCGTTGAAAAAGTTCTCCCTCAAGATCATCGGGTCGGTTAGTGTCTCGCTGGACACCTTGGCAATAAAGTCGTAGTCCCCCTTGATTGCTGGCTGGATATCTTCGGGTAAAAGGTTTAAGAAAGCGAAGTTGCCGTCATCATACACCTCTAGCTTGGACTGGCGGTCAAGTTCCCCAGGGGCTATCGGCTGGCCCTGCAAGTCCATCGCGTTCAGTCCTGCTTTATCCGTCAAGTAAGAGACGTCCTGCTTGCCTACGATTCTCACCTTCTGCTCCTCGGTGGTGTACTGCATCCTCAAGTTCTTCCAGTGGTTAGCGGTTCGCTGTACAACCATGTGCGCGAACAACTGTATCTTGAGCTTGAATTGGGCGTTGGCTTCTTGCTGGATTAGTCTGGTTCCGGTGGCTGTTTCATTAGCGGTGTTAGTGCTGGTGTTGATCCCTACCGTGTAATCAGTAATGCCCGATCCGTTCTGCATCGCCGCCGTCAAGTAGTTCATCGTCTGCACGAAGGTCGGGCCGGTTACGTCAGGCACCTGGATCGGCTCCACTCCGTCCATATCCCCGGTCATAATGATATTCCCTGGAGCGCTGTACAGGGTATGCAGGTCGGTCTGGGAGTTCTTGTTGACCTTCCACATAGTGTTGAGAGTGAGTTGGACGTTGTCCAACCTCTGATTAAGCACCGCATTGATCGCCCTTTGTATTCTCTCAACCGGCTCAATCTCCCCCATGCCGTACAGCTCGCCTGGGTAGGGATAGTCCACTCCGTAAATGATGGGTAGGTCGCCATGAAAGTAGGGATTGGGTACATCGCGGATGATGAGCTTGTAGTCGGGTACATAATCAACCCAGCGGTCCCTCTCGAACCTTCTCATAATCACCAGCTCCGGCCGACTCTCGTCCTGGCCGGTTAAGTCGTCAGTCGAAAGCATTGTCCGGCGGTGTTCACGGTACTCCATGTCGGAGGGGACAGAGCCTTTACGCTTGTCCTCCTTCTTCTCGTCTATCATCGCCTCTAGCTTGTCCAGGTTCTTGTAGTACGTCCCGCCCTTGGACTCGTTCATCGCTTTAAGCTCGTCTATGGTTTTAAACTGCCGGTAGATAAACCAGCGCATATTCTCAAGGTCGGTGGCGTTGGGATCCGGGAAGCAGTCATAGATGTTTAACACCTCGAAGTTCGGCCCATCGAAGTCCGTTACTTTCACCATCTCCGTGTTCTTCGGCGTCCATATCACCTTGCCGCCGGCCTGCTTGGGGATCATGCGCATTTTCTCCGACTCGCGGTAGTCCCAGAAGGTCCGTCCGAAAGCAGTACCGAACATCAGCATACACTTGACGAACTTCACCAACTTGGGGAACATATCCGCCCTACGCCAGTCGTACTTAATCAAGGCGTTTAGAATGTGGGCGGTAATCTCGTCCCCTTCTTCAACCGGATAGAAAGCTCCCTGGGGTTCGTCAGCTACCATGCGGGGGGTTACTGTTTCAATGACGCGAAAGACGCGGGGATCAAACACCATCGCCTTGTGCTGGTAGTTAGCGGAGTCTATGTAACAGCGGTACAGTTCTTCCCTGTCGTTGAAGGATTCGTGAACCGGATCGAGGTACTTCTTGGAGAAGCGAAACTGTTGGTCTATCTCGCGGATCAGTTCTTCATCGTTCTGTTTTGGTTTACGGGCCATTTGCACAAAAAAAAGGACACCCATGTGTCCTGCGATTGATTTAATCGTCTAGACTAGACTCGGTTTATCACCCTTTGTGCTTCGAGTCAACAGCTTGATCTCGCAACCACGTCTTTCCCCGCCAAAAAACCACCTTCTCCACCACTCCTGCCCTCACCGTAAGTTTAATGTCTATCTCCCCGTAGCTACAGTCCTCCACCGCTTTCTCGATCTCCACCAAATAGGGTTTCTCTTTTTTAATAAACTCGGCGTACTCGTCTAAAGTAAGCCTGCCGACTGGTTCTGGTGTGTACATCAAACTCCTATCTTGCTATCCGCCGGTTGCCACTTGGGCAGTTCGGCATAATTGATCGGTTGGTGCTTCTGGTAGCTTACAGCAAAGTATCTCAAGGCGTCCATGCTATTGCTAACGAGAATACCATTAGCGAAGTACATCCCGAAGCGGGTAGCGAGGTTGTATACCTTTTCTACGGCGTAATGCTGTGGCTTTACAATTCCCCGAACAATATTTTGATCGCTGAATAAATGGTGTTTTGTATGTTTTACCACAAACATCGCATTTTCGAACATAGAGTTTGTGAACTTTCCACCCTTGTTTTGCATGGTTCGAATGCCAATCCCTTCCTTCTTTTGATTGATGCCAAAGTTTTGTGAGTATCCGATTACGCTTGAGGTGTTCTTCCATGCCATTCCAAATGCCCCAGTGATGCTTTTTAGCATGTTCACTAATAGCGACCAACTCAAGATTAGTAATGTCGTTATTGAGAGTGTCGTTGTTAATATGATGAACCAAATAGCCGTCAGGAATTTTGCCATTATAGTATTCCCAAGTGTCTCGGTGTAAAAAGCCTGTCTTGCCATTAAACTTTTCATAAGCACTGCGCCTAAAATAAAGCTTATCTGATCTTTTATCGGAAGCTGGATAACGGCGGTAAGGAGTTCCTTGAAAGTAAATGGTTTCTGATTTTCCCATACCATAATTATATCAGAATAACCGAGATTGTCAACCTCTACGAGTCCTCTTGTTGTTAAGACTTTGTGGTCTGGTGTCGCCTTAAACACTCCATAATCTTTTACTTTCTTCTTTCCCGTTGATCCTGCCCGATATACCTCATTCCAACCAAAAGGCGACCACACGCACTCACCCTTTTTAATCTTATCTATTCGTTTCCAGCCTGTTTTAGTTAAAATCATGGTATCACCTGTAAAACAGTGATCATTAGCTTTCTCCGGTACGTCCGGCTCGTTTAAGTCTTGCGCTTGGTTGACGCTCTTTTCCTTCCAGCGGTAGGTTTCAAACTCGTGGATCGTGTTAATACAGGTAGAGACGATAAAGAGGGATGGATTACCAAGGGTTCTAGCAGCCCCAACCTCAACCACGTGTCCTGGTGTAACTTTAAGTTTCTCAGCGACTTTCTCAATTCCGAATCTAACCCATGAGTTGAAGTTTGTCCCCGTTTCTTTGTTGGCTGGGGTGATGTAGATGCCTCTTTGAGCGAACTCGGTGATAAGTTGAGCGCCTGATGGATCACCATACGAAGAAAGTACCCTGCTAGAAAGCTGGTGAGAATTAACAACACCAGCATGATAGTCAATGGTCTGCCTGCTTTCGTAGTGCTCTCCCACAATATACCAGTTGTCATCCCCATCAACCACGATCCAGAGACAAACAGTAGCGTTTCTACTACCGAAATCGAACCCTCGGTAGATCGTCCACGAGTCGGGTATGTCAAACGGCTCAATGACGTGTACCTCCCTTTGAAAGTCCTTATACACCAAGCCAGTGTACTTGCGAAAGTCCGCCATGTACTCTTGGGCGAAGGTGTCCTCGGTGAGTTCGTTTTTGGCATGGTCTATTTCTTCCTTCGAGACGTAGGGGTTGTCGTAACTGGTGAATCGCCACGAGCAGTAATCCCCGTCAGTATTCTGTCCCGCTTCGTACAGCGTGTGGAAGTGGTTGAAGCCTTTGGGAGTGGAGATGAACAGAGCCGGCGCCTGATAGTCCGTGAGAGTGGGCCGAAGCACCTCGCCCCATAACCAGTCCCAGTTTCTAATAGAAGCGATCTCATCAATAACCAGCCCACGAAGTTTAACCCCTCTAAGAGCATCCGGGTTCTCAGCTCCTTTAAGCTCGATGACACTCCCGTTTTTAAGCGTGATAGACAGTTCGACTTCGTTCTTCTTGATGATCCACTCATAGGGTATCTCCTTGCCCAGCTCGCGCCAGTGGATCATCTTGGACATCTTGTAAGTAGGGGAGACGATCCAGTACAGCCCTACGTTCTCGCACGCCCATTTCAACACGATCAGCCGCGACAGTACCGACTTGCCTGACCGGCGGCCTGCACACACTATACGGAAGCGGTGGGTATCGGTAGCGACTTGGTGTTGCCATGGGCTAAGTTTCGCTTTGATCATCCTGAATAAAAGTAATGCCGATGTCTCCCCCCACGTTGAGCTGGTTAAGGACCGACTTCTCCTCCATGCCCCAATCCTTCCTCACCATCTCCGCCGCTTTTAACTGCGTCTCGTAGTCGGGTACGATCTTGTCCGGCTCGGTCATGCTCGACTTGACCTTGTGCGCCTCCAACCACTCCTTTGTTTTGTTGGCCATGTAGTCCTGGGTGATCCCCACCCGCGTATAGGCGTCCTTGTACTTCTCGATGATTGATCTAGCCCCCACCGCCTGTAGAAGATTCTCTCTTGGGTGTGTAGAGGAAAGCTTGCTGTATCCAGCCTTTTGCATGGCCTTGCGCGGCTTCATCCCTTGGCGTATCAATTCGAGCGCTGTTGCTTGCTTTTTGGTGGGTTTGTTGCCTTTGGTCATGCTTTCTCCCGATAACCGCATTTACACTCGTAATGCTCGTAAGTGTCGAACTCCAGCTTACCGCCGCACTTGGGGCACTTATTCCAGCGGGATATTCTCCACCCCGCTATCCCTATCAGCACGAGCAGCAGTATTCCGGCCCAAACAAGTAACCAGATCATCTCGTCTATCATAGCACAAGACCCTTACTTATTTTGTAGCTCGTAGCGCATCTCGGCGTTCTCCTGCCGCAGTTCAAGGTTCTCCTTACTGGAGCGAGTGCTAACCTTCTTAACTTCTAAATATCCATATTTTAAAATTACTTCACAATTAGGTTTATGTATTGTCTTCCAAAGACTTTTTACCCCGCAATATTCGCATTTTTCTCTTTTTAGTTTCATTTCTTCTTAGTAACTAACGGGGTGTTCACTACATAACCCACATCACTGCTACCCCAACGCTCTTCAATAATCGGATGTTGCTCGACCTCATCGATAGTAACCTCGCTTGATCGCTTCCATACCACACCGGTCTCGTATCGCAAAAGAACTTCTCTCGGATAGTGACTCTTGAGGTAAGGGACAAACTCCTTCTCCTCTATCTCAAGAATGCCCGATTTAATCATTTTACTTTTTCTTTTCATCTGCCTCCTTCTTAGTAACTGGTTGGGCTTTCATCTCCTTGATCTTAGACCTAATATGCCATAAGACTAATTTGCAAGTTGCGAGCATTAATTTCATATTCTCAGGTGGTAGCTTATCGAATTCTACCCTAGTATTTTTGCGGGTATTCCAACCATACTTCTCGGCTAATCCTTCATACTCGTTATGAAATACCCGAGCAAGCCAGTAGTTATCACCAAGCTTCTCCAATACATCACTTACGGCTTTCTGGCGTTCCTGTTGAATTTCATTTTCTAAATAATCTTGAAGCGCACCCTCGAAACTGCTGCCCCTCAATGCGGGCCACATCTTCATAAACCAATTATTAAATCTTTTCTCCCAATCATCTAGCTTATCTTTTTTCATTTTTCTCCTTTAATGTTTTTACATAGTAATCCGGCGTACCCATCTCAAAAACTTCTTCCGGCAACAAGACATAGATACAATGGTCCTTATCAAACTCAACCGTTGCTAGTACCATTTGATCGGAAAACTCAACCCCGTCTATACTCTCGAAAGTAATAGGCTTAGACAGCCACCTTTTAAGACTAGCCTTATATGTTTTAGTCTTACTTGCACTTTTAACTTTAATCCGAGCGATTATATTATCTTTCATCTTTCTCCTTTTTAACTAATTAACCTCTCCGTTGGGCAAAAGAACCGTTATCAGCCTTCTGCCCAAGGGACAGATCATTTCAGCTCGCCGCCACAGTGCGGACAGAATTTCCAAGGTTTAGGCTCAAACTCCCCATCGTTTTCGCGCGCGTATCTCTTCATCGCATCCGCCCACTGATTTTCTTTCTTCTCAACCCAGTAAGCCTTCATACTCTCGGATAATGCCTTTCTATGTTCGTCAGTCATTTTTCGTTTGTCGGTCATGTTCACCTCCTTCCAAGCTCGCTATAACCGCCTCGTAGTCAATGGTGGTGGCCAGTTGCTCTTTCTTCTCCCAAAGATAGTTGTAGTCGCTTGTTCTGTTCTGGGTGAGCCACTCGCTGATGAACCACATCGGGTCGGCGTGCGCGCTCTTGCGTTTTAATGTATGACAACCCGAACAAAGCAGACAGCCGTTACGAACATCCCAGCGAAGGGTTAGGTTCTTGCGAGAGATTATGTGGTGCGGGTTGTTCGCCGGTTTACCGCAGACCTCGCAGCGTCCTTTGTTCTTCGCTCGAATAATCTGGCTCCAAAGTTTGTCAGCCTTGTTCTTTAGGGTTGTCCGTTTCATTGTCATACAAAGTATGGGTTAGGCCGTCATTCCTCACTAAAAAGACCTTCTCCCCTAAGACTTGCGAGCAGGGTTCGTGCACCAATTTTGGTAACCTGTACCCATCCGTGGGGTGTAGCGTCAAATAGCAAGAGTTCAGGCACATCATCCCACTTCATCTTGTGGTACCTCTTGATGTAGTTCTTGTGAATCTGCACCCGATAGGCCGGTTCCTTTCTCAACCGGTACTCCTTCAGTTTGGCGTGGTGAGCTTTCTCCTGGCAGTCTATACACATCTTCGATCTCCCATTCCGAATGTTGCCGCATTTGCAGTAGAACTCGGTCATAAGTGTTCCCTATAAGCTCCGTTGGTAAAGGCGCTCCACGGGCCAAACCCGCCAGCGTGGTCGTAGATCAGTTTGGCGATTAAGGTGCAGTGGCGGTGATCGCTCGTGAGCCACTTCTCTTTTTCCGCCAAGGTTCTACCGGGCACTTTGTCGGCGTGGGCCTTCAAATTCACCTGGAAAAAACACACCGAATGCTCCCGCGGCGTAACCAGCTTGCACTCGGGCCGCAGTCCCCGACACTCCCCCTTAGCCACTGCAATCGCGGTTCTGGCTTGCTTGCCGAAGACCGTTTTAATGTAGGACTCGATCTCCTTCTGCTCATCTACTGTCGCTAGTTCCGGTTCCGGGGTGGGTTCGATTGCCCGTGCCACGCGAGGGGGCGTTATCTTGAACGCATCTTCACAGGCAATCGGCGTGAACAACCCTTTACATCGGGGGTCGTTCACCCTTTCCACCCAGCCCGCCAAAGAAAGAATAATCGTGCCAGCAAGCACCGCCACTCCGAACCTGGAGGCTGCCCAGGCGGTGTACTGACCTTTGTAGTTTCTATGTGTGTATTTCATTTAGCTTGCTTCGATAATTTGCCCGTATTCCTCTTTTTCAAGTCCCCACTTCCAGGCGATTGCCTTGCCAGCATCCCTCAACTTACCGACTTCGGGATCAATGCCCGAAACATAGACCCTGCCTGTTGAAGGGCAAACATATTTCAAAAAATAGGCCGGTTGGCTAAAGACATTCTCAATGAGATAAAGCTGGTACTTCTTGCTCGGCGTCTGGTTTACCAAGACAGCCTTGGCCTCGGCCAGTAGCATTTCAGGGCCTTTCACCTTCAGGACGGCCATTCGCTGTTCGATGTTCTTCAACTCCAACATCTCTCCAGCCGAGAGCCTGTTCCTTCTTACCTTCTCCCAAAGGGTCTTGTCGAACTTCACCCCATGAAGAAAGTAAAACTTGGCTCCGCCTCTCCAACTGACAGCGGGCTTCTCAAGACTGTGCAACCGTTTCCGATCATCAACCGCAAACTTCGGGAAGGGGATCAGGATTAGTTTGTCTTTCATAGGGAAGTACCATCCAAGCCCGTTTTCGAGAGCCTTTAATACTTCCATTTCAATAGCAAGAAAGCTCACTATCTCACGATCTTTTAAGCCAATATTTAGAAGTGCGGCACCCCATGCGGCATCCCGTGCGGCATCCCGTGCGGCACCCCATGCGGCACCCCATGCGGCACCCCATGCGGCATCCCG